TGAGGGCTATATCGAGCGGGGAGCTACTGCGGTTGAGGATATAATTATCGGTAATATCGGCACGGCGGACAAGATAATGACTGTCTGTCCTACGACAGGGGCGGTGGGCGAGCCCGCTTACAGCGCTAAAAATGTCGGCTTGAGCTATGCGCCTACCCATAAAATTGGTGAGCTGCAAGGATTTGTCGGCGCTGGATTCAGCCAGGGCGACCCGATTGTGCGCGGACAGGTACTGGCTACCGGGGCAAAAACGGAAACCGGTAACGGTGCTGCAAAACAGTTTCAAATCTGGGATACCGAGCAGGGGAATCTTTCCTATACCACAGAGGGCGATGATAAAACTTTTACCGATGACGGCCAGGATTTCGGGGATTGGGACGTATCGAGCGGGAATGCAAAATACCAGATAGTGATCATTAACGATGACAGCACGGTCACCTGGGGCTACTTGGGAGCGGAAGTATCTGCAACCGAGGTAAAGGTCTATCAGGAAATCACCCTGGCGACTTCCGGCTGGAGCGGCCAGGACCCGACAGGGAAAACTCCGAGCACTTACGCTATCCGCACGGCAGGCCAGTATTTATATGGAATCTTGCATTGCACCGCAGTTTCGGGCACGAATACGCCTACAATCACGGTTAAGATTCAGAGTGATAGCACGGATGCTTTTTCCTCTGCATCTGACAGGATCACGTTCACGGCCAAGACTGCTATCGGCTCGCAGTGGGCTACAAAAGTATCCGCGGACACAATTACCGATAATTATTGGCGGGCCTCCTGGACGGTGAGCGGGACAAATCCGAGCTTAACCGTTCATTGCATTGCGGCTATCCAGACCGAAGAACAATAAAAAATAAGGAGAGAGAGATGGCTAAAACACATTTTTCAAATTGCTATCTGGCGATTGACAATGCTGCTGGCACCCCGTTTGATTTCACCGATTATGTCGAGGGAATTGATATTAACAAAAGCCGCGAGGAGCTTAACCGAACTTATGCCGGCTGTGTCGGCAGGGCGCGCGGGGCTGGCCTGCATGATTGGGAAATCACCGCCTATATTTGGAATGATTTCGCTGATGACACAGTTGATGAGACAATTAACGGCATAGTCAGTGCTGGCACGGTAGTAACAGTCACTTTCCGGCCCTCCAGCGATGCGGCAAGTGCAAACAATCCCGAATATGCCGGCGAGGGTATTTGCCTTGAGCATCCGATTCCCCTGAAAATGGGAGAGGATAATATGTTGACTATTACGATCAGAGGCGCTGACGGGGCTGAAATGACACGTTCCACATCATAATCAGGAGGTAGTTATTTATGGATGCGAAAGAATTACTCAAGTTTGACGACCTGGCCCGCCGCACGATCACGATAAAGAAGTGGAAAAATCTCAAACTTGAGATCGTGGAAATGACCGGCGATGAGCGGGACAGGATTGTTGCAGCCTCACAAAAGGGAGGAGAAACAGATCCGGAGCTATTTGCGCAGCAGGTCATTCTCGCAAGCGTGAGAGATGCAGAAACAGGCAAGCCGTTCTTTGATCCTGAAACAATCAAGGAATTGAAGAACAAATCCTGGAGCGCGGTCGAGCAGCTCGCAGAAGCGGTTTTTGAGATCAATGAGCTGGGTCAAAAAAGATTTGGAGAAGTGGAAAAAAACTGAAATGGGGACATCCTGAGCGGCGATTTTATCTCGCCTTGTGTGAAAAGCTCGGGTTTGTGTCCCCCCGCGAATTGCTGGCGCGGCTAACCAGCTCTGAAATTACTGAATGGGCTGCGTATTTTAAAATCCAGAACGATGAAATGGAAGAGAACCGGATAAAGGCTGAAATGAGATCAAAGGTCAGAGGAGGTCGGTAATGGCGGGAAAGCTTGGAAATCTGTTTGTACAATTGGGTCTTGATACAAGCTCTTTCGGCAGGGGCTTGACAAAGACCCAGAGACGATTGAGAGAATTTGGCAGGCAGGCCAAGATAGCTTTTGCCGCGGCTGCTGCGGCTGCGACAGCGGCGGCTAAGGTAACGGTCTCCGCCTATGCAAAACAGGAATCGGCCATTGTAAAAATGGAGGCCGCGCTCAGGGCAACGGGCAAATACACGCCGGAGCTTTCAGCCTATTTCCAGGATTTGGCCTCCTCGCTGCAGCAGGTGGGGCTGTACGGCGATGAAGAACTGTTGCCGATGTTTGCCAAGATGATCTCGATGGGAGACATGGAAGCTGGCTCAATGCGGCGGGTAATGCAGGCCGCGCTGGATTTTTCCGTTACGGCCGGATCGCTTGAAACCGCGGTCGATCTCCTTACAAAAGCCTCGGTGGGCTATACATCCACGCTCTCGCGCTATGGGATAATAATTGATGAGAATATCCCCAAGAGCCAGAAATTCGAGGAGGCTTTGAGAATAATCGAATCCCGCACCCGGGGAATGCAGAAAGCCATGACTGAAACCACGGAGGGTGCGATCAAGCAGATGAAAAACGCTTTCGGCGATTTGACCGAAACGATAGGTAAGGCGCTTGCGCCGACTGTTAAATCATTTATGGATGATCTTAAATTTGCCTTTGAATGGATGCAAAAAACTCCTGAAATTGTTGGCATTAACCGCGATCTCGTGGTTATGCAACGTAATATCAGCGCAATAGAAGAAAAAATTAAGCGGTTGAAAGAGACCGAGAAATCAGGCGGCGTAGTCGGTTATGGTATTTGGGGAATGACGGTACCGCCAGAACGAACAAATCTGCAAATTAAAAAGCTTCAAATTCAATTAGAAAAAGAGCGCGCGATTTTCAACCAGAGGCTGCGACAACTTAAGGAATTAAAAAAGCTTGAAAAAGCACCTACTGTACCCTCGTCTCCGATTTCTGGTGCTCCGAAAGAATGGGCCGGCGGCATGGCCGGGACCCTTCCGCTCTGGCAAGCACCGTCGCCGGAATACTTGAAAGGGATGGAATCCGCACGCCAGGAGGTTAAAAAAACAACGGAAACCTGGCTGACTTTTGCAAGCGATGTGCAGTGGGCCTGGTCTGGGACCATTAATAGCATGATCAGCGGCACAATGAAATTCAGGGATTTTGCAAAGCGGATGTTCCAGGATCTGCTCAATTCTTATTTCAGCATGATTTCACAGCGTGCGGGACAGGAATTGTTCAGGGCTACGGGTGATATTTTTCGCATGATTCCGGGCTTTGGAGGAGGCGGCGGCGGTGGTGGAGGCGACACGGGCTATATTCCCGAACAACCGGCGCCGAGCCTTTCTTCCGCTCCCAATGTCTATGTACAGATAACCGGCCCGGATGCAGACCGGATCGTGGATATAGTGAATACGAATAAGAAACGAAAGGGCGTGCTTCGTGGCTGACTGGACGGTTACATGGAAGCCGGATTTGGGATTTCGATTCTGGTCTGAATATGATACCAATGTTACGGTTTTCGAGGATGGCGGGGAGCAGCGCCGTAAAAAGAGAACCAGACCCAGATACCATTTTTCCCTGGCTTTCAGCAACCGGGCTATTGCCGTAGTTGATGCAATAATGGCGTTTTATAAATCAAAATATGGCGCCTATGACACTTTCAGCTTTCCCGGCTACGCCCAGCGGATCAAGGGCACGCGGCTGGCATGCGTAAACTCCGATCCTGACACTATCACCGATTCGAGCAGTGAGTTCGTAACACGGGGATTTGACTCTGATCTCGATGTCTGGATTGAGGGTTCGGGGGCTGGAAATGACGGTGTTTATGGAGTGAACTCGGTGGCTGTCGGCACGATTACCCTGGATGTGGCCGAATCCCTGACTGCGGAATCGGCTAATGCCGATCTAATTGTGTATCCAAGCTATACGGTGCGGTTCGTGGCGGATCAATTTGAACGGGAATTTATTACCAATGATTACAGCACGGTGCGTATCGTGGAATTGGTTGAAGTTATTTAAATAAAAAAGCCCCGGCCTGCCTGTCTGCCGACAGGCCAAAAACCGGGACTTGAAGGCTGATTTAATCAGCGTGGTTGTTTGACAATTCATCCGGGTTCAAAAGTTGTCCAACGTTGAGAGCGATTTTTTTCGAATAGAATATCTGGCAACCAGATGGTTCGGTTGGTATGCCACTTCTATTTTGGGTCATCGCATAAATCGGTTTGCCTTCAGCGTCTTTTGAAATCCATAGGGTACGATCTGCGAGGCGATTTTCAATTTGCCACATTTTTCCCTCTCGGTTGAGGTTTGGGGTTAATAATAGGCTGACCGAGTCAGCGGTTACATGGATTCGACAATCATTGCTGGGTTGAGATGGCGGAGCAGGGCGATCGCCTCGTTATAATCAGCACGGTCGCCGACCAACACCCAGCTCTGACTAGGTAGTTTCTGACCGGAGTGATATATCCGGCCAAATTGGTGCTTGTAGTCTGAGTAGGCAAAATATCTCATTTGTTCTCTCTCGGTTGAGGTTTGGGGTTTGAGATAGGTGCGAATCAGCCAGCTGATTACCCTGGCAAGCGGAAGATCGACTTGTTCGCAATAAGCGTCCAGAATTTTTCGTTCTTCCTGTGTGATGAGCGCTGAGAATTGAGACGTGCGTTTTGGTGCCATTTGAATCTCCGGTTAAAAATTAATAGCAATCCTGATGTTTGGCACAGAGATATTGTCCAGCACCGGCGATCCAGATACCGGAGTCGCCACAAATTTCACAAATACCTCTATTTTCTGGATCGGCATCTGGTTTAAAAATCTCGCCATTTACAGTTTTACCGCCCAGAGTCATGGGATCAAATCCCAAATTTTTAATAAATGCGGCCTGGGTGCCAGGACGACAAATTGAATTAGATTGATGATTTCTGCGTTTCATTATAATCCCCGCTCGTTGATTATTTTTTTTACAACAGCCATTTGTTTGGCTGAGAGATAACGACCGGACTGTGATTGCGAAAATAAGCTTGAGAGAAAATTGCTATTTGCAACTGTTCCATTACCTGCACGTAGAATTAGAGCCTGTTCGGCGGCCCTGCGGGTTTGAGCTTTCTGTGCTCTTGAGATTTTCTGTGCCTGTGTCATTGTTGTCTCCTGTTGAGTTCTATATATATGTAGTGCAAGTTCTATGCCATAGCTATATAGTTTATAAGTTATTGAAAATAAGGAACTTAGAGTTTGAGAATATTCT